GGGCATTCTTTAAACAAATCTTTAAGAAGTTGAAATTCACGGGCTTGAGCCGCATGCATACGTTTGTGAACAGCGGAAATAACTTTTTGCGCTTGTTCAATAAGGGCAATTGTTGTCCCAACTGGCGCTTCAGCATTGCCTTCGCCAACGTTGGTTTCAGATGTAGAAGCCATACGCTGGCCGCTGGTTTCAATTAATTCAAGCAAACTAAGAAACTGGCCGTCTACACTGCGATATGGGAGGGGCATAATAGCGGATTGGATAGGCTGACCAGCCGTATCAATAGGCATTCCGCCGCCGGGAGGAATACGGAACTCATTGGTATTCTGCCGCCCCGCTTGCTTTGCGTACAAAAAACCGGGAAAGTTAGCAAACATCCCGTTATCAATGCACAACCGCCAACCAGCGGTTAGCGCCATCGTCGTGTTACCCACAAGATGTAAAAGGCCCAAACCGTAGAAACCAAAGCCGGGTACGAAGATATAATCAACAAACACTTGCCGACGCAGACACTGCTCATCATCTTCTTTCCACCACCGACGGATTTCTAAGATTTCAGAGGATGTTTTATCAATGGTGACGCGGTAAGGAAGTTGAAGGCCTGTTGGTCCTTCATCGTCCTCATGCTCATAACCCGGCAAATCCAATTCGCAATAGCACTCATAAATTTCGCGGGGTTGGTTGTCCGTATTAGATATATTACGGGGGATAACACCCATAATTTGTTCTAATTTGTCTTCAACCACGTTATTTTTAGCGGGTTGCGCGGCGGAAAGTTGCACATTCCGATACATTCCAACCAATTGTAACCGTTTTAAGGTGCTTGGGGACATCTTAATAACGTGTGTAATACGCTGCGCTGTAGCTACAGTCGTTTCCGCATTAGAGACAATAATTTCTGGAATGCTTATAAATTCCGATACTGGGCGGCGGCGGATTGGGCAATAGTATACTTTTTTAAAAGTTGTCCCGCCAAATCCCAACGCAAAAAACATACGTTCCGTGTCCGGATAATATTCGGATGCCGTGACCGTAAGATAATGATTAAAGTCTTTTTCTAACGCTTCCGCCTGAACATCAATATTGGCACTGTCCAAACCATCGTTACGAATCTTTACGGGGCCGCTGGATGGAAGCAACTCACCACGGGCGTTAGCTTGAAACCGTACAATTGACTCAAGAAGCAATGGATGGCGGACTGTTGCTTGTCCTTCAACCGCCGTAGAACCGTCCGTAGCATTAGAACGCGGCGTTTCAATTTTAGTTCCCAACAAATCCAAGCCCATGACGTATTGCTGGAGCAATTCTTGGCGGGATTCGTTGTCTTGTTCAATTAACCGCACAAGTTCACTGGCAATTTGGCCTAATGAACTATTATCCAAGTGCATTGCAAGATTTTCGTGGAAATCACCATCCTCTTCGTCTTCTTTCTTTTGAGGTCCACCAAAAGAAATAGTTACGGAACCATCTGGCAATTCAACTTTTACATACGGGGATTTTGGATTAACTTCAACGTTTTCAACATTTTCCGCCGCCATATCCATATCAAATGCGCCGAAATCATCTGGCGTACTTCCCAAAACGGGAACTTGGCGAATGTTCATTGGCGCTAATGGCATAGGTTACACCGGGTACAATTGTTGATTGCGACTGGACTTATATAGCATACTTTCAGTCTTATCCGCTACTATTTCTACTGGTTTACGTGCAAAACCTATAACACGCAAGTGTGACAGTGCTTGCGTCATGCTATCAACCAAGTCGTCATGCTTTGACTTGGGGAACGATTCCGCTTGCTCAATGACTTTTTCCGCCCATTCCATGTCGGGGGCGTAAATCATCCCCTCCGCGAAAAGATGTTGAATTGCGTAAGTACGTGCAACTTTATCCCCTCTACCGGGATCTACAAGTTGAATTCCCCAATTTTCCCGCGCAAAGTGGGTGCGGAGTTCCTGAGCAACGGAAAGTCCAGCCGCCTTGGATTCAATTAAAAGTTTATCAATTTTATAATCATTACATTCTTTAATTACTTTTTGTACTAATTGGGGAAATTCAAGACGATCTTGCCAAGCATGAATTAACATAATTCTTTGGTTTTCTTGGCGGTCTATCCACACCCCCCATGTGGTCATAGCGCTATAATCGTTTTCTTGTTTAGTAGTATATGCGGTATCCAATGATGATATTACGTATTCAAACGGTGGAAACACGTTTTTGCGTAATCCTTGAACGCCTGACACTGTCTCATCCCATAATACCCACCAATCGCGCTTTATAATACCGCCGCCTTTTGGTTTTGGGCGCTGTTGAAGTTGCCCAGCCGCCGCAAATGGGCCAAGCGCATTCTCCAATGAAGAAACTTCCGCCTCACCAAATCTATCTCCGACCAGCAAATCACCTTCTTCGCGCTGGTCAACGTACCACGGAGTGATACACCTGCGGTCTGATTCAAACCGCATGGGTAAACACAAATGAACCCAGTCGCCCCGATCTTTGGATAGAACGTGGCCCGTCAGATCCGATTCGTGCAACCGCTGCATAATAACGACGTAAGCGCCCGTCTTTGGGTCGTTAAGACGGGTGGACATAGATTGATCCCACCATTCCAATGTGCCTTGGCGGACAAGATCCGACTCAACTTCATTTGCGTTGTGCGGATCGTCAACCACGATAATGGAGCCGCCTTCACCTGTCAGAGCGCCGTCTACGGAGGTTGCGAGGCGGTATCCGCCTTTATTATTGTCAAACCTGACTTTTGTGTTCTGGTCGGAGACGATTTTGTATTTGTCGCCCCAATGGCGCTGATACCATGAGGATTCCAAAAGGCGGCGGGTTTTAATGCTGTCTCTGATGGAAAGGGATTGCGCGTAGGAGGCGTAAAGGAATTGGACGTGCGGACCAGATAATGGACCAATTTCGGATTGCGACCAAACCCAAGCGGGGAAACAAACCGACACCATGGATGATTTAGACGTACGCGGCGGGACGTTAATTACCAATCGGCGGATCTCACCACGGGCCACCGCCTGTAAATGTTCCGCAATAGCCTCAAGATGCCAGCCGTATTTATATGGGTTAGGATCAATGTATTTCCAAGCCCCCGCGACAAAATCCACCATTTTTTCTTCAAAGTTAAGGCGTTCTAATTCTACCGCAGCCGCTTCCGGATACTGCTCAATGGCTTCTTCCATTGTTTTAGCGTGTAAAAGCTGGCTACTCTGGGGTGATTTCATCAAAAACTTCGCCTTCTATGATGCGGGGTCCGCCAATTTTGTCACGGACCTTATCAATAAGGTACGCACGTTCTTCGTAAGATAGCTGCCCAAAATCAAAAACAACTTGAGGACGGGCATGTTCTGCGGGGTCCGGCTTGTCTTTCCAACCCATCTGTGCGCGGGTCAAATAAATGCCAGCGTTAATGGAGGATGGGGTGTCTTTCATCGCTTGCTGATAAAGGTTTTCCACAACCAATGCATTAGCAATTTCCCGCCCGTTTTTGATTTCGTTACCGTATTCCCGTGTAAGCCAAGCGCGGGAAACACCCACAATATCCGCAATATCGTCCAGTTTTGTACCCCGTTTAGCCAAACCCATAATGGTTTTACGCATCATCGCGTCGTCCGTAACTTTGCGTTTACGGCCTTTTTTCTTTTGTTCTTGGGCTGGCTCCACGTCTTTTGCGACCGGAGCGGAACGGTTGGCGTTTTGTATAGCTTTCATTTTTCTACTCCTTTCTGTTTACTATATCGTAAAAGTTGATTAAAATACAAGTACCTTAAAATGGAGAGTCAAATGACGGAAAAGATTTGCGCTAATTGTAAGTGGGTTTATGCCCAAGATGCGGGGTTTAACTGCATGAACCCTATTAATGACCGCCTATATGACCATTTTAATGCATCTTCCGGGGATGTTGTCAGGGATATTAGACGGGCGGCGGTGACATTTGAAAAGAACACATGCGAAGAATTTTCCCTTAAAAAGAAAACCCCGTCATCAAAGTGATGAGAATGTGATATAATGTAGCGTTGTCCCCCTTATAGGAGGTTTGCATGGGTTTGACCGCGACTAACGTTACACTTGAATGGACTTTGGGAGAAATCCCAGTTTTTACAATATCATCAGATTCTTTCAACATAGGGAACGATAACATGTCTTGGAACTACCGCGTTATTATGGAACCCGCCACTGAGGGTGAAATTTTCAGTGAAGATTCGTACACCATTCGTGAAGTATTTTACGATGACGATGGTGAAATTGAGTTCTGGTCGGATGAGGGGTGTGTCCCCTTCGGGAACACTTTTCAAGAAGTTGCGGATGATTTTGACCTTATGGCCGCCGCATTTGAACTTCCTGTCCTTAAAATTGAAAAGGATGAGGACGGTTTAGATAAACTGGTCGAAATTGAAGTTGAGTACGAATACCCAGATGAGAGCGATGATTCCGGTGAAAACGAAGAAGACGAAGATTGATTCGTTTTCCCCCTCAAAATACGTGGTCGCCCCTAAACACGGGGCGGCCATTTATCATTTCACAGAGTTCCGGCGGAAACATTGTCCCGTCTTCATCATACGAAATAACCGCAAACCCTTGCTGTGACCGTGAGGGGGTTCCCTCCGCGTATTGGAACTGCGGGCCAGTAGGGTCCGCCATCATCCCAGTCTCCACGCCCCACCGTGAACCATTACGATCCCGCATAGCCGTTACTTGTAACTGGTGCGTATGACCCGTAACTATACTGACACCGCCATGTAGGGCGTTGTTCCACCCAGCATGGATGCCGCCCCTGAACCTGTGGCGGACTTCTGTTCCGTTAATATCAAACGCAAAAGAAAAATCCCAATCCGTAAAGTGTTCATGCAGGGATAGGATGTAGCCGTCCAGTTCTGAGGCGTTGGCGGCGATATAGTTGTCAATGCGGATGTCGTGGTTGCCCAAAGTCCATAATTTGTATTTGGCGTTGGGAAGGAGGCGGAGCCATTTTTTGGCGGTGTCTATTTCTTTTTCAATCTTGGGGGCTTTAGAACCCCGGATGGATGGATGGCGGCTGATTCGCGCCCCGTCGATAATATCCCCGTTTAGAATTATCCCATCAACTTTAAGGGTTTTGGCTATTTTAACAAACGCTTTGTAAATTAAAGTAGGTTCCCCGTCCCAGACGTGCAGATCGGACCCTATAATCCATTTTGTCCCCGGCGCTTCAATAGTTTTCATCCGGGGGTATGTCCAAGCGGATGTTGGTTTTTCTATTTTGACATCGTCCAGTCCGTTAGGAAACCTTTCAAACGCCATCTTCATTCTGTGGTTGAATGTATTGGGGGATATGTTCCCCGCCTTGGCCGCTATGCTTGGTCTGCGGTTGTTTGCTTCTAATAATTTTAAAGTTTCAATTAGAACTTCAACAGACAGTTTAGGTGTTGGCATTTGATTTTCCCCATTAATTAACGTATAATGCCTTGAAACTATGTAACTTTTATTACCACTAATTGGGGGAAAAGCAATGTTTAATGTTCCTTACATGATTACGCAGGAAGAGGCGGCCAAAAAAATATGCCCCATGTCGGTTGGTGCGGGCATGAACAACCGCGTCCTTATTTATGATGGGCTGGAGATGGGCCGCGCATGCATTGGCTCAAAGTGCATGGCATGGCGGTGGAATTGCGATTGGGATGAGAAGGCGGACAAAAGCGTATACAGCGATACGCTGGGTTACTGCGGCATGGTCTGCGGGTAGTTGACAATTTTTTATTGCCGCCATATATAGTACGCAAGCTTAAATAACGTACTGTATCTGGATGTAAGGTCAGACGTTAATATACGTATATAGTTTACGGGGCGGCGTGTTTTCGCCATATTACATGCTTTGGGTAAGAAACGCGCAAACAGCGCTTGGGCCTACCACCCGTAAAGCATAGCCGCTAATGGAGAACAATGGACTGCGGTCGCGTCGCGGTCGGCGGGTCTCAAGAAGCCGTCAGGGGAAACTCTGGCGGTTTCTCCGTTTAAGGGGGCCGCAAACATTGCCCTACAAAAATAATCCCGTAGGGCAAAGTAACATTGAGTATCTTGGATATCTTGCTCATCTTGAGTACCTTGAGCATCTTGCTCATCTTGATGATGTTAAAAAATATATATCAATAAGATATTCAAGGTAATCAAGGTGAGCAAGGTGAGCAAGGTGATCAACATTTTAAGGTAACCACAATTGCACATCATTATACCAAAAGGGCGGTTCGGTATAATGGCCGCCAGTAGGATTGTACTTTGGTATACGCAAACCCGCATAAAGCCGCCGCATACGCAATTGGGTATGGCGGGTTCCAAAAAGGGGTGGGGGGTTAGCAAAAGTGCGAAGTACTGAAAAGTTGGGTTAGTTCAGGGGGTGGTTAGCAAAAGTGCTAATCACTCATTTT